CCCCGGCCTTGGTCATATCAATTACGTTGGTGCTGGCTCCGGTTGCGACCGTTGCGACTTGCAACGCTGAAAATACTAGATCGTTATCTTTAATCATGTCTTTCTCCTTTTCTAACTACGGTTAATAATGTGCTTGATTTGGTAAGGCCTCTGCCTCCTCTCGCCGGCTTGCTTACCGGGCATCTATTCTTACGCTACTACGGTCTCGGTGTTGAGTATCGCGTCGCATCTGCGAATCGGAATGCCCATGAATCTAGTCAGCATCTGTCCGTTCTCGAGGCTCTGGATCGTCAGGTTGACGTTGCTCTTGTTGTACGCTTTGATATCCAGCGCGGTCTTTACTTCTTTGTTGCAATACCAGGCTGCGCGACCAATTCTCAAGCTAGGTATTCTATTCAAGGCCTGAATCATAAACTTAATCAGGTTTGCTGAGGTATCCGAGGTGTCACCGGCTGTGCTTAGAGCGGTCTTGTCAAGGTTACAGATACGCACAGCATATCTCCAGTCTCTTACGCAGAGACCAAGGCGTGTTTTGTACTGATCGAGATAGGCATAATACTGCCCTGCGGGTGTTTCGCTGTCGCTTACTAACTGCAGGCCTTTATCGTTGTGTTCAATGCCTGTACCTGAGCCTTTGGGGAAGAAGGCGTGAATCGTTTGCTCACCCCAGACTACTAACCACAGCGACGTCAAGGTTGTGGTGCCACCGCCTAGAATTAAGTTAGCCCCTGAGTCCGCGGTCGACAAAGAATAATAAGGGGATAACCCGGTGAATCTCTCAGGATTGGTTTCTACGTTTCCGTAGAACAGCGTAGTCGCCATGGTCTGAGATATTGCCTCGATAAAGGGCGCGTTTTCAGAAAGTCTGAAAGCGGCTTTATCGTTTGCGATATTGACGAGCTCTTCGTCAACCCGGCCTAGTCCTTCAATAATGCCGGCTGAGAATAACTGTTGCTTGGTTTGAGACTTGGACGGCTGGACACCTTTGTTAATCTGCCTCCATGCTACTGTGGGCAGACCTGTTCTTAAGGTCGTCTTATGGCCGGTGGTCGTGTTGCCCTCGACGAATACTAAGTCTTCGAGTACCTCATTTACCTGATTCATCATCTCGGTAATGCGGGCGATCTTACCGTTTGGATCCAATCTCCTTGCGTGATCCATCAAGGTTAGGTTTGTATTTCCGATAGTTGCCATGGGTTTCTCTCCTTTGTTATGCTGCTTGGTTTATATTTTTTACTTCATTGTGTCGCCATAGAAAAGCTGGGCATCAGTTTTCTGGGCTGTTTTATTTTTTCCGTCGATAACTTTATCCTCGCTTACAAGCTTGCCGGCTTCTATAAAGAATTTGACAAGCTCTGGGTGATTGCCTACCCCTGTTTCGTTAAGCATCTTGCGAAGTCCAGGTGTGCCTAACTTCTCGATTGCTCTTCCTGCAATTACTAAGGATGTTTTTGCTTCGCCTTTTAACTCCTTAATAGTCTCGGCCTTCCAGTCATCCTTAATTTTCTGGAATGTTTCCTGCATCGTCTGCGCAAAGGAGTCTACGTGCTTTATCTGGAGGTCGATTAATCTCTGAGCTTTCTCTTGGTTCAGGTCAAGTTCTTTAGCCAACCCTTGAAACTCTTCTAAAATGGGCTGGTTTATCACTGATCCAACAGGAAACTTAAAGTCCTCATACTTCTCCGGCGCTCCTTTTGCTTGTACTGCTTTCTTTGCATCCTCCTGGGCTTTCAACAAGGCTGCCTGCTTCACTTGGTCCTCAGCGGATAGCTGATCTTTCGGTGTATCGAGAAGGCGCTTGTCTTCAGCGGTCTTAACGAGTGCCGGCTTCTTAGCTAAATCCTCTGCGGATAGGTTTGCATCCTCGCTCTCCAAGATCCTTTTGTTTTCTGCTTCAGCGGCTACTTTGACAGCATCTGCTGTCGCCTTTTCTTCCGCGAGTTGTTCGGCTGTTTTAGGCTCATCCCCTATTTTGCCTCCGTCTAACAGGGTTGCGTCTTTGTTGTCAGCTGGTGCTACAACTGCTTCTAATCCTGTTGCTGGATCTATTGCCATTTGCTCCTCCTTGGTTGTCCGGGTAGACCGATAAGAAGTTAATCCTCTTCTGGGTCTATCGGAAATTGTTTTTGCAAACTTATCTTCTCTGACTTATATTCGCGCTGCATCTGTAAGTATTTTTCTGGATCTGCTTCCATAATTTCGGTAAATAACTTTAGACCAACTATTCTTTTATCTGTGGCCCGGGTCCCGAAAGTTTCTGATAACTCAAGGATCCTCCAAAGGAGCCTTCTGCCCTCAGGCATAGCGAGTATCTTCTTAAGGTCGCTTAGATCCCGCTCCTTTATCTGTTTCTCGCGCTCTTTTATTTTTAGTGCTCTTTCTTCAGCTTCCATTAAGCTACCCCTGTCTTTTCTCTTATCGGGTTCTTCGGCATAGCTTTGCCTGTCATTGCTGCTATTACCGCATCCAGTGCGCTGTTCTGGCCGTTAGGATCCTGTCCTAACTTGGCTTCCGATAAAGTCTTGGCGGCTGAGGACATGTTCATTCCTGCTGCGGCCTGCTGTTGTTTTAACAGGGCTTCTTGAGCGGCGTATCTTATCTTGGTTACTGCCTGATCGCCTCTTATGATCCTCACAGGGATGCCCACAAGTTCGGCGTATATGTCTACCGCCTGGTCTACGTCTAGTTTGTCTTTTGCTTCCGGCCATACCTTGACGAGGTTTCCTATAAAATTGCAGACCTGCTCTATGGCGGTGGTGCCTACCATTTTCTGCGCTTGAGCGAGGATGGAAATGTATTCTACCTTTACCTCTTGACCCTGCATTTCTGGCGGGGGTTCGGGAATTAAACCTGCCTGCCACATAATCTCGTATGTCAGCTCTATCAGCGGATCCAGAAGTTCGCTCTCTAGGCATTCAAGGACCGGTCCAAGCATAAGAAGTTTTGTTTCGTGCAACTCTGCGATTTCGCGCGCGGTTATGTTTCCTCGCTCGGAATTTAACAACATCATGAACAGGTCTGTGTAGAAAGTTTCGCTTATAGCCCTCTCTGCGTCTTTAATCGCCGCTTGGCATGAGGCGAGGTCAAATTTAATTTGGTATGCTGGCCTTAGTCCTCCGTCCGGTGCATTTGAGGACGTGACTGTTTCGCCTCCAGGCAAGGTATTTACTTCTCCGACCATGCTGTCTTTTGTGACCGGAGGATTGGTTACTTTATCTAACCCGAGCATTTTCTTCTTCTCGAGTTTCATCAGCATCTTGCTGTCGCCTAGTGCGTCCCACCCGGGTGCGCCTTTGCCCCAGATATCCGAGGTGGTTATGTTCTGCCAACGGGGTGCTAAGACAGGGAATTTATTGTAGCCTCCGACTCTTAAAAATAATTCTTTAGGTGAGCTCTCTTCCCATTGCAGGGATCTGTACGGCATGTTCTTGAAGTGCTTGCTTCCTTCTATGCGGTCGTCGTTCTCTTCGATGAGATGAATTATGGAGACCCATTTGTCTACGTTGCCGGGTTGACCTAATCTTCCGTAAGCCGACTTTACCGGCTCGCTGACGTTGTCTTCCCCGAATTCTTTGACTATGGCGCTTACCTGAAGCCAGTATCTGCGGGCAAATCCGTTAATACGTCCGTCTGCTCCTATACTTAACCAGTATTCCCCTATGGTGTAGTTCCTAGCCCTGATAACTGTACCTGGGTCACTGGTTACAAGCATGGCTGCAGTACCAAAGGACCCGTCTTCTTCGTAGACGTTGGTCAAGGCTGTATATATATTTGACCGGCTGAAGACGTTGGTCATCCGCTCTTGAACAATATCAAGCCAGTCTTTTACGCTGTCTATCTCCATCAGGACAGGATTATCTAGACCGAGCTTGAACCAAGGACGTGCTGGGCTAGTCATTCCTGAAGTCATCCCGCCGCCTAGCGTACGTGCGCATCTGCGCGGGTGACCGTTTAGCTGAGTCTTATGGTCTATTGCTTTTCCTTGATTCGGTAGGTCGTTGAAGAAACCACGAACCGGATTGATATTGGCTTTTATTTCCTTCATCGTGGGTTCCCAGGTGTTGAATTCCTCCTGCATACCCTTGACCCTGCGCTCGCATATCTTCCTATCTATGCCTGCGCCGATTTTTGCTTTAGGTTGTTCTGTAGCTGTCTCTGGCATTATTGTCCTAACTTTGTTTTCTTGCCCTCTGTTGCTGCCGGGGCGAGTAGGTTAACGGAGCTAGTATCTCCCTGCGCCGATGTCTTTATCGTAGACGCAAGACCACTCTGATATGAGGCGATCTGTTTTCTCTTTTTATCTGCGATACTCGATTCTGTTTCGACTGGTGTTGACGCTGTTGCTACTGGTGTGGGAATTACTGCTGCGACTGGCGGTGGATTCGATGGGGGTTTGCCTCCTCCTCCAAAACACATAAGCGTCTCCTTTTTAGTATGTCAGTTTGTCATTATTGTGGGCATAAAAAAGAGGCAACCCGCCGTGCACGGATTACCTCTTAAGTATGCCTAAAACGAATTGAGTGATCAGCTCAACTCACCAAAATTTAAAATACTTCGTGACTTTATCTCTAACAGATATATGTCATTTTGTCAAGTGTTATTTATCGTAGTCTGCTGTAGGGTCGTAATCTTTTTTCTTTTTAGTTCCTTCCTCGTCGGCAGGTTTCTTTTTCATCACCGGAAGAGCGAAGGTCAACGCGGGTGCGTCTGCTCTGCTTGGTGATGCGAGACCTCTCTTCTTCATGTCCTTCTTTGACTCAAGGACAATCTCTCCTTTAAGATTCGGGTATGCTTCTGGTCCGGCTAGATCATCCGCTAATTTTTGATCATCGGGAATACAGCCACCCTCTTTGAGCCATTGCTTCATGTCACCCCACATCTCAGCGCGCTTATTTGCGAAGCCTGGCTTTGAGCTCTTGGATCCAAAAGATACGAGTGTCCACTTACGATTCATCTGTTTACCAAATGAATAAACTCCAGTACCATAGCCTAGATCTATGTGTACTGCGTCTGCGCTCTCTGTATCCTCATGCTTTGCTACTGCCGCGGCTATTACGCTGTCGTCTTCATTTTTCTCAAAGACTTGAAGCTGTCGATAAACTATTCCTTGCCTGATACCTATCACGATTTCATCTCCTCCGCTCCAGGCCATGTCTACACCAATAATTTTGGGTGCGAATAGATATTGCCTTGCTTGGACCTGCCGGCCGCGCGCGGGAGTTATGAGGTCTGTTGAGATAAACTGCAAGTCACTGGCCTTTGGGAATAAACCAAGGACGTGTACTCTTACCCAGTCGTTGTCAATGCCTAGATCCTCAATCCATTGAGCGACCTGCTGTTGATTTACGAGGATGCTATTGCGGATATCCAGCTGCCACTGCTTCCAGCGAATCCTAAACTTCCCCCAGCATTCCCGGAAACGCCCGGTGTTGCGGGTCGGGTTACCAAAGACGAGCCAAAGGATCTGCGTGTCCTTGTCTGTCAATGCGCCTTCGGTAACTTCCCATATCGGATCCGGGATGGCTGAGGCTTCGTCAAAGACGACTACGATGCGCTTGCCTCTGTTGTGCAAACCAGCGAATGCTTCTGTGTTATGTTCACTCCAAGGGACCTGATCTATTCTCCAGGTGCGTTCATGCTCTTTTACCTTGGCGTATATAGCTGTTGCAGTGAGCTCAAACCAATGCTTTACAATACAGAGCCGGTACCACTTGCTTAGTTCGCTCCACGTTTTGGTTCTGAGCTGCGTCTCTGTGTTAGCTGTAACTACCCCGCGGGTATCCTCCATGGTGCTCAGCGCCCAAAGTATGATCCAAGCAACGAGAGCGCTCTTACCTGGTCCGTTGCCGCTTGCTACGGCCACTTGTATAACGTAGCTTACTGCCGCTTCGCCTGTTATGCTCTTAGCCTGCAGACGTTCGCCTATGTATTTAAGTGTCTCTGTCTGCCATTCATCGGGCCCAGTGAATCCTTCAAGCTCTCCTTCTCCCCACTCAAAAGCGTAAAGGACCCAACCATAAGGGTCCTGTTCAAATTTATCCATGTCCTCTGTTAAGTCGTCTTCTGCTATTTTTTCGGGGGAGTTTTCTCGCATTGCTTTCTCCTCTGCCTTGCCTTCTTTATTTTCTCAGCGAGGTTCTCTATACCTAAGTGTGCTATATTCTCTGTGAAGTCAGCCTCGCTCTTACCGAGGAGTTCGGATGCTTTAAGCCTGTGATCCATTTTAATGCCAGCTCTTTTGATTGCTTTTCTTAATACCTCAGTCCAGAATCGTTGTCGTTCTTGGCGATCAGCTATGAGGGGAGCTAATTCTTTTTTCTCTCGTTCTTGTATGGCCTTTATAATCTCAGGTTTCTTCAATAACTCGCTTGCTATAGAATAGGCTGTTTTCTTTGAGTATCCTGCTTGTATGGCTGCCTTGGTTCCGTTCCCTGAATATAGCTCTGTGAATTTCTTTTGGTAAGAGGTTAGTCCTTTGGCTGGGTGATTTTTAGTCCTGGCTCTCTTAAGTACTTCTTTCTTTGTCACGTGTCGCCTCCCGCTCCCGTTTGATTGCTTCGATATACTCTACTGCATCTTCTATCCATTTGGCTCTGTATTCCGGGGCTATGCTGTAGAAGTCATCTATTCTCTTTTGCAATTCTTGATTTAGCACTTCTTTAAACTTCTCTTGCTCTGGTTCAATCTTGAATTTGGTGCCTGCTATCTCAGCCTTGATTTTCTCCAGCGCGTATTGCTCAGACTTCGCTATAATTTCCTCAACGCGCTTCTCTGCGGTCAATAGCCATTTCTTTACTGCTGGGTTCTTGGCCAACTTTGGGTCTTTAGGCGTTATTCTTATTTTCATCGGTTTTTTATCCTCAAGTATAATAATCTTAAAATTAAAATACACACTCCCGCGATCATTAACCACATCCCAAAAGCTTCTATGCGTTCAAGCACTGGTCCGCTGTCAAGATAATCTATAAACTGGTAGTAATTCATAGTCTATCTCCACGTATAGAAATGCGTGTTGAGTATGGTTGTTACGGCCGATAGTCCCAATATCACTGCTACCACGGCTAATATTGAATAACCTATAAAGTTAAGAATCCTTGTCATCTCTACCTCTTAAGTCCTTCCTACCACTAATATGACAAAATGTCAAGTTGATTTAGACGCTTTCTCTTTATAACGTCGCTAATGCCTCCCCAACCCTTACGAGAAAATCTTTCTTATGGATATCCCAGGCTGCGTGGATGTGTGAGACGAATTCTTCCGAAGTACTTGCCTTGGATTCGGCCAAAGGTTCTTGCGTCGCGGCCTTGCGTGCGTATTTACGCTGCGCCGCATTGCGCCTTGGTTTCTCATCCGAAGCTACTCCTTGCGATTTCTTACCCGTTATATAACTTACTTTCCACAACGGCATTTTGATTTGGTATGTTTCCTTAAAAAAATCTACTACTTCCTGCGGGCTCTTACCGTCTTTCCGTATATTCCTAATCTGCTCTTCGTGCGCTGACGTTAACCTTTGGTATCCCATCTTACCCTCCTTTTTTATCTTTATTTCTTCTGTTTCTCCACTTACCCCTATTTCTTCTTTCCGGATGCTCTTGACAAATAATTTTAATTACGCACCATACCATTCCAGCGCTGTTGTGAATAATAACTTGATCTCCAACTTTAGAGTTTCTTATAGCTTTTAATATTGCGTCTGCTTTAGTCATTTTTTTTCTTTGCTAACATAGCCGCTGGTCTGCACCATTTGCACTGTAATTCTTTCCAAGCTTTACTGTATTGAATAGGCTGCTCTGCGCGATAAAGCTGAGCAAATGGCTTGATTCCAAAATCGAGTAACGTCTGCAGGCGCTCAGTCTCTTCTTTCATGTCTTTGCCTATAATTACATAACAGCGAAATTGGTAGTTCTTAAAACCCGCGGTACGCAACCTAACAAAAGCGTTGATCACCGGCCACAGGCGGTTGCCTGGTTAACTGTCTGCGGTATAACTATCTTTGAGCTCTCGTCCTCTACCAACTGAACGATTAAATATTTTCCTAGTGCTACAGGTGTTCTTTTTTTCATTTATTGCTCCTTTTCTAGTATTTCTGGTAGTGGTTCAAATAGACAGCCCTTTTTATTCTCTAACGTCCTGATCAATATCTCGGCCTCGCACGTGGTCAGTTCGTCAAACTCTTTGTTGTAAAATTCCTTGACGTATTCCTCCGCACTCCCCACATACCCAGTGTCCATAATTACTACGCAGACTTTAGACCTGAGGTCAAACGACAGTTTCTCCATT